CAGTGACCTATCTTCAGCGTGCGGAGGATATTATGGACTTTCTCATAGTCATTGGAGCTATGGAAGCGCGTGATACTTTCGAAGGCGTCAAAATCTTACGAGAAACTCGGAATGACCTTAATCGTGCCAATAATGCAGAGACAGCGAATATTGCTCGAACTATATCCGCCAGCATGAAGACTATTAACAACATTAGCAAAATCATCGATAGGCTAGGCTTGGATAACATGCCAGCTGATTTGCAGGAAGTTGCACGTTTGCGTATTCAACACCCAGACTACTCTATCCAGCAGTTAGCAGATAGTCTAAGCAATCCAATGACCAAGAGTGGGGTCAATCATAAACTAAGAAAATTAAACAAACTAGCCGATGAATTATAAAACAACCACGAATTATGTATCCGTGGTTGTTTTTTTAAAAGCTTGTTGAGTGTTTTGGTTGTACCTTTTGTTCTGGGTCGATGTAGTTAATGGCATTGTTAACAGCAGTTGGTGCTTCCCCTAGACCAGTAGCAATTAAATCAATCTTACCTTCATAGTAGCAGCAGTCTCCAATTGCGTAAACTCCTGACTGACTTGATTCTTGCTTGCTGTTAACGATAATCTTGTGGCGGTTAAGGTCTAATCCCCAATTTTTAAGATTACCGACAGAAGATTTAAAGCCATAGTTGACAAAGAGGTGGTCCACTTCAATGGTTTCGCTCTCATCGGATTTAACTTTTGTGATTTCAAGCTTATTGAGAGTTTGTCCATCACCTATAAGCTGACTTGGGATAAATGGTGTTTTGATGGTAACGGAAGATTCTTGCAAAGCTTGAACACTGTGTTCAAGGGCACGGAAATTATCTCGACGGTGAACAAGAGTGGTTGGAGCAATTTTTTCAAAAGCTAGAGACCAGTCGACGGCAGAATCACCACCTCCAAGAATGGTTACTTTCTTACCAGCATATTGTTGAATATTAGAAACATGATAGTGGATGTTCTCATAATTTTCAACATCTTCTAATTCCAGTGGACGTGGCTTAAAGGCTCCTCCACCCATGGCGATAATGACAGCTTTACTACTATGAATACCTTTAGTAGTTGTTATCTTAAATACATCATTCTCTTTTTCAATGTCAAGAACAGTTTCATTGAGATGTGCTGGTGTATCAAAACCTTTTAGTTGTTCTAAGAGGCGATTAGTTAGTTCTTCACCAGTGAGATTTGGGAAACCTGGGACATCAAGAATTTGTTTTTCAGGATAAAGAATGGCAGGTTGGCCACCTAATTGAGGAAGAGAGTCAATGATTTGTACTTTAGCTTGACGTAAATTTGCATAAAAGGCTGCGAAAAGACCAACTGGGCCACCCCCTATGATGGTAATATCAAATAGTTCAGACATGGTTTCTCCTTATTTCATTTTTATCATTTTATTCTATCATATTTTCTACTATAGTGCTATCTTATCTGCTTTGATTGGTTCATGTAGTTCCGTCTACATTTCCAAGGGTGAAGATGATGAAGTTAGGTTACAAGTGATTGAATCGAGTAATGCGACTGGTGTCATAGATCCTATCACTGGATTGCTTGGTAGGAAATTATATTTACGGTAAAGAACCAACTAATTTCTACAGAAGGCATCAGCATTGTACTTGTGTAATTGACTATCATCCTAAAAATGGTAAGGTTCAAAATTCTTGGACTAAAAAAATCAGAAATGAGAGTTCAAATGAGTTAGAAATTCGTAAGAGAATAAATATTGATGTGCGTGATAATAATCGCAAAGCAGATATTCAGGAGTATAAGAAAATAGTTGATGTTTTAGGAGTTAAAAACGCTCCTATTTCACTAGCAAAATTTCAGGATTTGAAGTACAATGATGTTAAGGGATACAAGGAACTAAAAGACCGTATAAAATGGACTAAAGCAAAGTTCCCTACTGAAAAATCTTTAAATGGTCATTTCAAAGACCATGGAAAAGAATTTGGAGCTAAAACTCCAGAAGAATACCAACGATTGGCTTCTGAATTATTATCAAAACCAATATTGAACGACATATTAGGTTATCAGGTTGGACATAGACGAGTGCGTTATGATGTTGAGAACAACGTATATGTTTTAGGAAATCCTAAAGTACATAAAATAAATACGATGTTTAAACCAGACTTAGGAAAGGAGTACTATGATGGAGAATTCAAAAAAGACATGGGAGATTGATGGTTATCTATGGCTTCATTGCCCTGTTTGTGGAACTGAAGTTATGGACTATGATATCTGTGACGTCTGTCATTGGCAAAATACAGGTATTATAAATACCGATGGCGGTCCAAATAAAATGACACTTGCGGAGGCTAAAGAAGCTTATGCTAAGGGTGAACCGATTAAATAAAAGCACTTAACTGAAGTTGAAGTTAGGTGCTTTTCTTATTTTTAATTTTTTTCAAAAAACCTCTTGACTTTTCGGTAACACGGTTATATAATGATTGTGTTACCAAGAAAAGAGGTGATGACATGGTAGCAAAAGTCGGAAGACCGAAAAGTGAAAATCCCCGCAGAAATAATACAAGACTTCGTATGACTGATGAAGAAGTAGCAATGTTAGAGTATTGTGCTGAACAAACAGGAAAGACGAAGACGGAAATTTTAATGCTAGGACTAGAAAAGGTCTACAACGAAATAAAAAAATAGCCTAGAACCCCCAAACGCCAATCTGTGGTTCTAAGCTATCGCTCGAAAGAAACTCTTTCTGAAATCATTATATCAGAAAAGAGCTTCTTTGTCATACTCAAAGGAGTTTTTATTATGGCAAAAAATGAACTTTTAGATAGCTACGAAGAATTGGTAAACTATACTGCTGAGATTAGAGAAAGCTTGGATATATTGCATGAATGGTTAGCCAAGAAACCTAATTTTGAGGATTATCATTCTTATTATGATTTGATTTCAAATCATGGTCAGCACTTTGCCTTACTGAATCTGATCCTACATCGTATGGACTGCTTAATTGAAGAACATACTCAAAAAATAAATAAAGGATTAAAAGGAGAAATAAAATGAATCAACTTATTACTGTAAACTTAAACGATAATCAAGAACCAGTTGTATCTGGTCGTCAATTACACGAAGCATTAGGAGTTAAAACAGAATACAGGAAATGGTTTGGAAGAATGACGGAGTATGGTTTTGAAGAAAATCACGATTTCGTAAGGGTGACCCAAAAATGTCCGACCCCTGGAGGTCTGCAAGATATGACTGACCACATCATCAAGTTAGACATGGCTAAGGAAATTGCCATGATTCAACGAACTGACAAAGGAAAAGAAGTCCGTCAGTATTTCATACAAGTTGAGAAAGACTTCAATAGTCCTGAAAAGATTATGGCTCGTGCTTTGAAGATTGCGGATAATAAAATCCATAAACTGGAAGCGCAGATGGAAGCTGACAAGCCAAAAGTTCTCTTTGCTAATGCGGTGTCAGCTAGTCAGACATCTATTTTGATTGGAGATTTTGCTAAGTTGCTCCGTCAGAATGGTCTGGAAATTGGTCAGAATCGTTTGTTCATTTGGTTACGTGAAAATGGATTTCTAATTAACCGCAAAGGAGACTCTTGGAATATGCCGACTCAGCGTAGTATGGATAGGGGATTGTTTGAAATTAAAGAACGAACACACCATGAACCTAATGGAACAATTCGTATCAGTAAAACTACAAAAATTACTGGAAAAGGTCAAGTCTATTTCATGGAAAAACTATTAGCAGAAGTAGCCTAATATAAGCACTCGAAAGGGTGCTTTTATTGTGCATTAGTTTAGGAGGTGATCCGTATCTCCCAGCGATAGGGTTATCATGCGATGACGATTGAAAGGAAATTAGAATGGCGAGGAAGAAGAAACTTGGCAATCAGAATCCTACTCAATCGGTGATTTTAAAATACGTCAAGAAAAATTCAAAAGCTAAAGAAGCGATTGAACTTTACGAGCGGACAGGTCTTTCTTGCTATGCTTGGCAGAAAAATCTGCTATTGCCTTTAATGGCAGTAGATAAAAACGGACTATGGGTACACCAAAAATTTGGCTACTCTATACCTCGTCGTAATGGTAAATCAGAAATCCTCTATATAGCTGAAATTTGGGCGCTTCATAAAGGATTGAACATTCTGCATACAGCGCATAGAATTTCTACATCTCATGCCTCTTTTGAAAAAGTTAAACGATACCTTGAGAAAATGGGGTATGTGGATGGTGAGGATTTCAATTCCATTCGGGCGAAGGGACAGGAGCGGATTGAACTTTATTCAACAGGTGGTGTTATCCAATTTCGTACCAGAACATCAAATGGTGGTCTTGGTGAAGGTTTTGATATGCTGATTATTGACGAGGCCCAGGAGTACACGACTGAGCAAGAATCTGCTTTGAAATACACGGTTACGGATAGTGAAAATCCTATCACAATCATGTGTGGGACACCTCCAACTCCTGTATCGAGTGGTACGGTCTTTACGAAATACCGTGAGACTTGTCTCTTTGGAAAAGGGAAGTATTCTGGTTGGGCTGAGTGGTCAGTTACTGATGAAAAGGAAATTGACGATGTGGAAGCCTGGTACAATTCCAATCCATCCATGGGCTACCATTTGAACGAGCGTAAGATTGAAGCAGAGCTTGGGGAAGATAAGCTAGACCATAACATCCAACGTTTGGGATTTTGGCCAACTTACAACCAGAAATCTGCTATCTCTGAGACGGAGTGGAATGAGCTCAAGGTGGATGATGTACCAGAATTGTCTGGCAAGTTATCTGTTGGTATTAAGTACGGTCAAGATGGAACGAACGTAGCATTGAGTATTGCTGCACGTACCAAGGATGGCCGTTTCTTTGTGGAAACAGTCGATTGTCAATCCGTTCGTAATGGTAATGATTGGATGGTTGCCTTTCTGAGACAAGCTGATGTGGCTCAGATTGTCATTGATGGCGCAAGTGGTCAAAAAATCCTGGACGAAGAGTTGAAGGACTACAGAATCAAGAATGTGATTCTGCCGACGGTGAAGGAAATCATCGTGGCCAATGCTCTTTGGGAACAGGGTATTTACCAGAAGACCATTTGTCACGTTGGTCAACCATCATTGTCCAAAGTAGCTACTAACTGCGATAAGCGGAATATTGGCTCCAATGGTGGATTTGGTTATCGATCGCATTTTGAAGATATGGATATTTCTTTGATGGATAGCGCTCTGCTTGCGCATTGGGCTTGTGCTACGACTAAGCCTAAGAAAAAGCAAAAAATTAGTTATTAAAAACAGCGGTCAGGTGACTGCTTTTTTTGATGCCCAAAAAATTACCGAACTGCCGGGGAAGCAGGAGAAAGGAGACATGAGAATGTCAGAATTTAAACCAATCACTACACAAGAAGAATTTGATGCTGCTATTAAGGGGCGCTTATCTCGAGAGAAAGAGAAGTATGGCGACTATGACCAGCTCAAATCTCGTGTTGCAGAATTGGAAGAAGAAAATGTTGGCTTGAAGTCAACAATTGAAGCTACTAATCAAAGTAAGGCAGATGCTGATAAGCAACTTGAAGTTTTGCAGAATCAAATCGCTGGTTATGAGACGGCTAGTCTACGAACTCGAGTAGCTTTGCAACATGGACTGCCTTACGACCTTGCAGATCGTTTGCAGGGAACTGATGAAGAAAGCTTCAAAGCTGATGCGGAACGCTTGGCTGGGTTTATGAAACCAGTAAGCAAAGTGGCACCAGTAAAATCAACTGAACCAATCCTCCATAAAGAGGATGATGATAGAGCCATGGTTAGAAACTTGGTTCAAAGTTTAAATATCGAAGATTAAAGGAGAAAAAATATGTCAGAAGCTCAACTTGCAAAAGGAAATCTATTTGATCCAAAACTTGTAACAAAAGTAATCAACAAGGTGAAGGGTCATTCGTCAATCGCTAAGCTATGCCCTCAAAAACCAATTCCGTTCAATGGACAAAAGGAGTTCATTTTCGATTTCGATTCTGATATCGATATTGTAGCAGAAAATGGCAAAAAGACTCACGGTGGTGTAAGCCTCGAACCTGTAACTATTGTACCGCTCAAAGTTGAATACGGTGCCCGTGTATCTGATGAGTTTTTACATGCTTCTGAAGAAGCAAAAGTTGATATGCTCACTGATTTTGTTGAAGGTTTTTCTAAAAAATTAGCTCGTGGTCTTGATATCATGAGTATTCATGGTATTAACCCACGAACAAAACAAGCATCCACAATTATTGGTGATAATTGCTTTGACAAAAAAGTTACTCAGACAGTACCTTTCAAAGATACTAACCCAGATGAAAGCATGGAAGATGCAGTTGGTATGATCGATGGCTCAGAACGCGACATCACAGGAGCGATTTTGGATCCTATTTTTACCACTGCACTCTCTAAAATGAAAAATGCTGAAGGTGGGAAATTGTATCCTGAATTGGCTTGGGGTAGCGTACCTGATGCAATCAATGGTTTGACAGTGGATAAAAACCGCACCGTATCCTACTCACAAACAGATCCTAAAAATACAGCAATTGTTGGAGACTTCGAAACTATGTTCAAATGGGGATATGCAAAAGAAGTTCCAATGGAAATCATCAAGTATGGTGATCCTGACAATAGCGGTCGCGACCTTAAAGGGTATAACCAGATTTATATTCGTTGTGAAGCGTATATTGGCTGGGGAATTATGGATGCTGCTAGCTTTGCTCGTATCATTAAAACTGGGGGTTAATCATGTTTGAGTATATGAACAAAAAGACTGGTGCCACAATCAACACTAATACAGAAATTTCTGGTGGGGATTGGGTCCCAGTTGAGGAATATAAACCCCTTGATTCATTGACCAATGCAGCGTTGAAAGAAATCCTTGATGAAAAAGGGATTACTTATGATAACCGTGCTACAAAAACAGAACTCATTTCACTGATTGAACAAGCTGATACTGAAGACCAGTAGTCGCTTGGTTGGAGGTAGAAATGGAAAACTTTGCAACAGTCGAAGATTTGAAAAAATTGTGGCGAGCGTTGAAATTCGATGAGGAAAAACGAGCTGAAGCACTGTTGGAAGTTGTTTCTCATTCTCTTCGGGTTGAAGCTAAAAAAGTTGGCAAAGATTTAGATGGATTGGTTGCTACTGATCCATCTTTTGCTATGGTAGTAAAGTCTGTCACAGTTGATGTGGTAGCTCGCACCTTGATGACCTCTACTGATCAGGAACCAATGACTCAAATGGCTGAGTCTGCTTTAGGATATTCCTTCAGTGGTTCTTATCTTGTTCCTGGTGGAGGTCTCTTTATCAAGGACTCTGAGTTGAAACGTTTGGGTCTTAAAAAGCAAAGATATGGGGTGATTGATATCTATGGGACGGATTAAAGGAATTACTGTAACTTTGACTGGGAAAACCAAGACTGGTCGGGATGACTTTGGGCATCCAATCTATGAGAATACTGAAATTCAAGTAGATAATGTTCTGGTGGTTCCAGCTTCAACAGAAGATGTCACGAATCAGCTCAATTTGACTGGAAAGAAGGCTGTTTATACGCTAGGAATCCCAAAAGGTGATCAGAACGAGTGGAAAGACCATGAAGTTTGTTTCTTTGGGCGCAAATGGCGCACGATTGGCATTCCCTTAGAAGGCATTGAAGCCATGATGCCTCTGAAATGGAATAAGAAAGTGATGGTTGAAACTTATGAGTAATTTCAAAGTCAAGCTTATCGGTGCAGGTGTAGGAGCTCTTTTGAAATCAAAAGAGATTCAAGATATTCTGAATAAGGAAGCAACAGTCATTAAAAAAAGATGTGGTCCTGGCTATGAACAAGATAGCCACGTTGGTAAGACAAGGGTCAATGCTATGATTTATCCAGCTACGCGAAAAGCGAAGAGGGATAATTTGAAAAATAACACTTTGTTGAAGGCGGTGCATTAGATGATTGAAATTATTATCAAGAAATATCTTGACGGTCATTTAGATGTACCGTCATTTTTTGAGCATGAAGCTGAAGCTCCCGATAGCTTTGTCATTATTCAAAAAACTGGTGGTAAGGAGCGAAATTATTCTGGTAGTGCAACCTTTGCTTTCCAAAGTTATGGCCCAACTATGCAGAAGGCTGCAGAGCTTAATGTGAAAGTGAAAAAAGCTGTAAAGGGGTTGATTGAATTAGATTCAATCTGTGGTGTCCACCTGAACAGTGATTACAATTTTACGGACACTGAAACAAAACAATATCGATATCAAGCCGTATTTGATATTAATTACTTTTAAAAAGGAGAAAATAAATGGCAACAGAAGCAAATGTAACGACTGCAAAACCTAAAATTGGCGGTGCGGTTTTTTCCGCTCCAATAGGGACTCCATTACCTACAGATGCAACAACAAAACTAGATGTTGCGTTTAAATCACTGGGGTATATTTCAGAAGACGGTATGACTAATAGCAACTCTCCAGAATCTGAAAATATCAAAGCTTGGGGTGGTGTCGTTGTTAGTTCCGTTCAAAAGGAGAAGGTGGATACGTTCAAATATATGCTGATTGAGGCTTTGAATGTAGATGTTTTGAAGGAAGTTTATGGTTCAGATAATGTATCTGGGGATTTGTCAACAGGGATTAAGATTAAGGCAAATTCAAAAGAATTGCCACATCATTGCCTTGTAATCGAAACGGTTCTAAAAGGTGGTGTACTTAAACGTATTGTTATCCCTTCAGGAAAAGTAACTGCCATCGATGAAATCACTTATAACGATGGAAGTGTTCTCGGATATGGTACGACAGTAACTGCCTTCCCTAACGCTGCTGACGACACACACTATGAATACATCAAAGGAGCTTAACTATGTCAAGACGAAATCGTAAGAAAAAAAATAACGGAGCAACTCCACAGATTAAAACAATCCGTGGTGTGACTTCAACCGGATTTGCTTTTGAAATCACAAAAGAGCGCTTGGAAAACTATGAGTTACTTGAAGTTATTGCAGAAGTAGATACAAATCCGGCAGTTTTACCAAAAGTAGTCAAACTTATGCTTGGTGACAAATCAGAAGATTTGAAAAACCATGTGAGGACTGCGGATGGCATTGTTCCTTTGGATAAAATGGGAGCAGAAATTAGTGAGATTTTCACAAGTCAGAACCAGTTAAAAAAATAGCGATCCTTGCTAGAATGATTCAAACAGATGAAGATGCTCTTATTTGTGATTTAGCTGAAACATATGGGATTTTTGATTACAGACAGTTACCTGCTGACCAGGTAGCTGTTTTTGCTTTTGGTTTGAGAGATGATTCAAGGATCAAACTAGCAATGACCAATATCAAGGTTCCTTTTGAAACCTTTTTACTTGCAGGCGTGCTTGATAGGCTTTCTGCTCTTGTGTGGTTTAAAACAACAGATAGTCAGAAAGGAATCAACAAACCATTTATGGTTGCAGAGGAGCTGACAGGAAAAACTAAAGCTAAAGAAAGCAAGGAGATGATCTTTGATTCTGGTGAGGACTTTGAAGAATATCGTCAGAAAATTTTAGAAAAAATAGGAGGTGAGGATTAGTGGCTACAGAAATAGCACAGGCTTATGTACAATTGATACCATCAGCTAGAGGCATTACTGGTAAAATCCAATCAATCCTCGATCCTGAAGCGAGTGCAGCAGGACAAAGTGCTGGACAGTCATTGGGTTCTAGTCTTGTTGGTGTTATGACGAAAGTTATTGCAACGGCAGGGATTGGCAAGGCATTTTCGGCAGCTATCAGTGAAGGAGCAGCGCTTCAACAATCACTTGGAGGTATCGAAACTCTATTCAAAGGTTCTGCTGACAAGGTAAAGGGCTATGCTAATGAGGCCTACAAGACAACAGGCTTGTCAGCTAATGCCTACATGGATAATGTGACAGGCTTCTCAGCTAGTCTCTTGCAATCTCTTGGTGGTGACACTGATAAAGCTGCTGAAACAGCAAACATGGCTATGATTGATATGTCAGATAATGCTAATAAGATGGGAACATCGATGGAGAGCATTCAGATGGCTTATCAAGGTTTTGCAAAGCAGAACTACACCATGCTGGACAATCTGAAGCTCGGCTATGGTGGTACCAAACAGGAAATGCAACGGCTCTTGGCTGATGCAGAAAAATTGACTGGTGTTAAGTATGACATTAACAACCTTTCAGATGTTTATAATGCAATTCATGCTATCCAAGAAAATCTAGACATTACTGGAACAACTGCAAAAGAAGCAGCATCTACTTTTAGTGGTTCTTTTGAATCTATGAAAGCAGCTGCTCAGAATGTACTTGGAAAGTTAGCCTTGGGAGAAAATATTCTGCCATCTTTACAAGCTTTAGCAAAAACAACCTCCACCTTTCTCTTCAGTAATTTTTTACCAATGGTTGGAAATATTTTTTCTGGCCTTGGCTTGGTTTTGACTGAAGGGATTAGTCAGATTGCATCTCAGCTTTTTGGGGATGCTTTTGGCAGTGCAGTCTATAGTCAACTGTCGAGAGTGACAGGAATTTTTCAAACCTTCTTTGATATGATCTTTGGATCATTGAGCAAGCAAGATAACATTGATATCCTGACCATGCTTGGATTTAGCGAGGGTGCTGCTAATCAAATTGTCAATATTGCGGATAATATCCGAGTTACTTTTGAGAATATCGGTTCAGCAATTGGCGATGTATTAGGAATTTTTGGTGATTTTGTTGGTGATTTGTTAGGTATAAAGGAAGGAGAGCAGGGAGTTAATCTTCTTGGGACTGCTTTTGAAATTTTGAGTTCAGCATTGAGAACTGGTTCATCTATCCTAAAAGAAATTACTAGCTTTTTCAAAGAAAATAAATTGGCGGCTGACCTACTCAAGACAGCTGTAGTTGCACTTGGTGTTGGCTTGCCAGTAGTGAAATTCGCAAACTTTTTACAAGGTTTGGGTGGAATTAGTGGAGTGCTTGGAATTGCGAAAACAGCAATTACAACATTTGCTACAAGTATAACGGCAGCAATATCATCCATACCTTTGATTGGTTGGATTGCAGCTGCAGTTGCTGCACTAGCTTGGTTCTTCACTCAAACAGAAACAGGTCAAGCGATATTCCAAGATTTCATGACATGGCTATCAGCAACATGGAATGAATTAGTACTAGTGCTTACTGAAGTGTGGAATAATATAGTTACAACTGCAACAACTGCATGGAATACTTTGGTTGAATTTGTGACTCCAATCGTTCAAGAAGTAGCTACATTTATCAAGAGTGTTTGGGATGGTATCTCGGCATGGTGGGCTGAAAATCAAGGATTGATTCAGCAGACATTTGAAACCGTATGGAACGCAATCCAAACGGTAATTCAGACTGTTATGCCGATTATTCAATCCATTATTGAAACTGCAATGAATATCCTTGCTCCTTTTATTGAGACAACATGGAATAATATCTGCACGGTTGTAACAACGGTTTGGGAGCTGATTAAAATTGCTATTCAGACGGCTATGGATGTTATTGGTGGCATTATAAAAGCAGTCATGCAAGTGATTAATGGAGATTGGAGTGGCGCATGGGAGACCATTAAAGGTGTTGGCGAAACAATCTGGAATGGTTTGGTTAATGCAGGTAAGGCTATCTTTGATGGCTTTGTTCAGATACTATCTAATATTTGGGAAACAATCAAGAGTGTGGCAAGCAATGCTTGGAGTTCTCTAGCGTCTAGTGTTTTAAACATTATCAATGGTCTTGTGTCTGGAGCACAGGGTGCATGGGATACCATGTCTAATGCTGTATCTAGTCTTGTAAGTAACGTTACTGGATTCTTCAATCAATTGTGGAATATTGATCTGTATAGTGCAGGTCAAGCAATCTTGCAAGGTTTCTTGAATGGTTTACAGTCTATGTGGTCTTCTGTAACTGACTTCGTTGGTGGTATTGCTAGCTGGATTCGTGACCACAAAGGGCCGATCGAGTATGACCGTAAACTCTTGATTCCTGCAGGGAATGCAATCATGAAAGGGTTAGACCAAGGATTGCAAGACCAATTTAAGGATGTCAAACAAACGGTTGGAGGAATGGCTGATGAAATTTCAGATGTATTTTCAGGAGATAGTCTAGATCTGAATTCCTCTGCATCTGTTACTAAAAACCTAGAAACCCAATTGGCTATGCCATCAACCCAATTTGAGGCCCATGAGAGTAAAACCGTGTCTGAGATAGCGATTCTGAGAGCAAGTATGGAGAGAATCCTTACTGCTATCCTTGAAAAATCGTCAGACATTTATTTGGATAATGACATTATCTCACTCAAAACCTACGAACAGCACGGTGCAATTTATGCAAGGAGGGGAATTTAATGGATTATATGATCATAAATGGTTTTAACACCTCAAGCCTCCCTGGTTGTGTTGTGACAGATTTTGGGAAGGTGGAGGCTGCTAAGCCAAAAGGAGAGAAGGCAACCCTTTATGGAGTCAATGGTAGTTACCGTGTGTTAGACGGTTCTTTCGACAGTTACGAAAGGACCTTTACTCTCCACGTTAAAAAAATGGTTGAGATTTCAAGCATTCTTGATAAATTTCAATCGAATGATAATGTTTTAGAGTTTAGCTATCAGCTTGGTTCATTGTTCTACGCTAATTTTGTGACTGCTAGCTTTGAACCTTTTGGAAATCATGCTTGGAAGTTAGAGATTAAACTAGACATGCAACCGTTCCGATATCAGAAGATCGTAGAACCTGTAGTTCTGACTGCATCTGGCACAATCACAAATCTTGGAACAATCTATTCAGAGCCTATCATTGAAATCGAGGGAGATGGTGACATCTCTCTTACGATTGGTCGTAAGACCATGTATCTAGCGATTAAAACCAAGGCTACAATCGACTGTAGGCAAGGCAAGCAAAACATCTATAACGCAACCGGAGCAGTTCAGAACACACTTCGTAAGCGTGGAGGGTTCTTAGAAATCCCGACTGGTAAGGTTGGTGTTTCATTCACTGGAAACGTCCGTAAGATTACTATTCGACCGAATTGGAGGTATAAGATTTGATTTATTTAACAAATGGGAATATGCCTCTGAATGCTGCATACGCTGATGAAATTGTTCAAGAAGATAACAGCACCTATCAATTATCCTTCCGATTTCCAACTTCGGATTCATTGTGGGAGAAGTTGAAGGAAGAGACATTCCTTACAGCTGATGATCTTCATGGTGAACAGGAATTTGTGATTTTCGAGGTTGAGAAGAAGCATGGTTATATTCAAGTCTATGCTAATCAAGTATTCACCCTCTTGAATAACTATGTGGTCAATCCTATTTCTTTGGATAGGCAGACTGGTTCGACTGCCTTGAGTCGCTTTGCTGGAAGCATCACTCGTGACAATCCGTTCTCGTTCTTCTCGGATATTGAAGATAGGCACACCTTCAATGTTGGCTCCAAGAATGCTATGGAGGCATTTGCGAAAGATAAGCACTCTATTATTGGTCAATGGGGTGGAGACCTTGTTCGCCATGGCTACCAGGTTCGACTTTTAAAAAATGGCGGTTCAGAGAATGAATCGCTTTTTATGTATAAGAAAAACCTGTCTAGCTATCAGCATAAGACCTCTACCAAGTCTTTGAAGACTCGAATTACTTTCATCGCGACGGTCAAGGGAGAGGGAGAGAAAGCACCTGATCGTACCTTCACAGTTACAATTGATAGTCCACTGATCAACAAATACAGTCAGATTTATGAAGATGTTGTAGAAGTGAACGACCAGGATGTGAAGGATGAAGCAAGCCTTAGAGAATATGGAAAGCAGTATTTCAGAACAACCTTGTGCGATATGCTCGAAGATAGCCTTGAGATTGAGGTTGTCGGTCAGAGTGACGTGCCTGTTCAGATGTTCGATGTCGTGAGTATCTTCCACGAGCACTACAATCTTGATGTGCGCAAGAAGATTACTAAATACATCTACTCACCAATGGCCAAAAAACTGAAATCTATCGGATTCGGTCAATTCCAGTCCGGTCTTGCGAATGCAATTGGTAATGCAGTGAGTGATGTAGTCAAAGGTGAAGTTCAACAACTTCAAAGCAATTTCGAGCAACAGTTAGCAAGTGAGCTCAAAAATGCGGATCTTGATTTTGACCGTAAAAAAGAGGAATTGGTCAACCAATTTACTGATGGGCTAAATGCTGCCAAAGCCAAGGCTGAAGAGATTAAACGTCAAATCTCTGACACCATCGACCAAAGATTTAACAGTTTTGATACTTCTAGTATCGCAGAAGCTAACCGCAAAGCTGAAGAAGCTTTGGATAAATCTGGTGCTAACACATCACTTATTGATGAATCTCTTTTAATTGGAAGAAAAACCAGAATGAGGCTTGATAGACTTAAAAGAGATTTTGAAAGCACAGGTGAAATCACAAACAATATTTTAGGAGAAATCGACAGAAGCTTAAAAAAAGAAATCAATACGACTTCTGAATATCGTAGGACAACAGACGAAATGTTGAGTCGCATGACTGGCCAGATGAATGGATTTGCGACCAAATCAGAGGTCAAGCAAGGCATTGATGGACTCACCCAGACCTTTGCTAAGATGAAAATCGGTAGTCGCAATTACGCTGAAGACTACGACTTTTCACGAGGTCTTTGGCAATATAGCCAAGGCGACAGTAGTCCACAAGATTGGACTATCTCAAACGGCGAATACAACGTCAAAGGTACGACTAATACTTGGAAGCAGATGCAAATCCATTCGAGGGAAGGAAGTAAAGCTTCAGGCAAGAATTCGACAGCTCTTCTTGAATTAGAAATCGACGAGACTTACACTCTCTCATTTCAAGGTATTTGTTACTCTGGTTCTCCAAATGTATGGATATCATTGAGAGCCAATCGAACAGCGCCTGACAATCCTGAAATTATGTATGGCAATTTCAATCTCACGTCTAGCTGGCAGACCTACCAAGTTACTATTCCAGCACTGGCTAAGCCTGATAATTTTGACTTCTGGCGAATTATTCTGGGCTATAGCGCGATTGGGCATGTGGCATTTCGTAAAGTTGAATTAACTAGAAGTTCGACTCGTATAGATGCAGGGCCTGCTCCTGAAGATGGCAAGACGGACCTTATCGTTGCCAAGTCTGAATTTCAGAAAACTGCTGAAGGCTTATCTACTAAAATGTTGGCAGTTGAGCGTTACGTTAGCCAAGATAGTCAGCGACAAGAAGCATTGAGAAGATACACTCGAGAAGAGAGCGCTAAGCAAGCGACTTCTGTCCGCGAGCTTGTGAGTCGTGATTTCGTCGGAAAGGCAAGCTATCAGGAAGATGTCCGCGGAATCAACCAACGAATTGAAGAAGCCAAGAAAAATGCAAGTAATGAACTTACAACTCGACTTGCGAATTATCGGCAGACAGTTGATGGCAAGTTCACGGATATTTCTAGTCAAGTCACGACATACAAGCAGGTTGCAGATGAAAAATTTGGAGATCTATCAAACCAAATTGTAAACAACAAAAATAGCACAGATGGTCAAATCGAAAATGTAAGGAATCAGCTGGCAAAAAAAGTAGAAGTAACTGACTTCCAGCGTGTACAAGAAACAAGCAAGTTATATGAGCGGATTTTAGGAACGACTGAACAAGGTTTACCAGACAAGGTTTCAAGACTTGTTATGTCTAGTAGTATTTTTCAGACGGAAGTCGGAAATTTCTTCGTTAGCGATAACAATCTAATTGTGAATTCCGAAACTCTCGATAAATACACACTTACAGGTCAACGTTCAGGAGTTTCGTTAGGTCCTCAAAACGGGATGTTTGCTATCAACGCAGTAGGTTTGACTAGCTTCAATTGGAGCGGGTTCACGTTACCGATTTATGTCCCGAAAATATTAAAAGGCGAAGTATATACGATTAGTTTCAAATATAAAATCAAGCGTAAACTAGACCATGAATTTCGTGTAAATATCAAAAACCATTTTAAAAACAAGGCAGTTCTTCAGAAAGTCGTAGCAAATCCGAGCGACCCAACTTCTTCGGACTGGATTGAATTTCAAGCGACATCCACGATGAGTGAAGACTTTGATTTTGGAACAGACAAGAACTATCCGCTTTATTTCTATCTCGTCAAAAATGGTTATGTGGAGATTAAAGAGCCTATGCTCGTGAGAGGAGCAAGAATAAGCTCGTACAAACCAAGCCAATTTGACGACGCCTACAAAGCTACAGAGAACGCTAAGCAATTGGCAGAGAATGCCCAAGCTAAAGCTGTTCAGGTGGCAGAACAGGTAAATCAGGCTCAACAGATCGCAGAAGCGACTAGAACACGAGTGAATCAGCTAGCTGGTTCATGGGCCGTTCAGAATTTGACAAGCGCTGGTTCGATTGTTTCTCAAATCAATGCTACGAACAATCAGATTTTGATTGAAGCAGAGAAGATTCGATTGAAGGGTAAGACCTTGCTGGACGAACTCACGGCTATTCAAGGTTACTTCAAGCGCTTGTTTGTGGGTGAGGGTACGTTTGCGACTCTGAATGCGGATGTTATACGAGCGAATTCAATTACTGCCGATAAGCTCATATTTGACCAGGCGATGGCGAATAAATTTACAGCAAATAATTTACTCGCAGACTCGCTCTTTGCTAAACAAGCCTTTATTAACCGAGTTCAGAGTGTAGCGATTGATGCAAGTCAAGTCCGCTCAGGTATTTTAAGCGGTGATAGGATTTACGGTGGAACGATTAGAGGGGCCAGCATCTATGGTGGAACATTGACAGGTCACACCAAAATTCAACTAGGTTCTTACGGTTCGTTTGATACTGTCAATGGCGGTCTACAGATTAATGTACCTCGAACGGTCGATTCAAAAGATGGATTAGGGGTTCAATTTATCGGTTCCTATGGCCGTGGTGAAGACGTTCCTTATGGTTTATTTATCTACAAAGACTCGGACTTTACGACCGGAAATACTGCAAGCGATAGTGATGATTTTTTATTGACCGTCGAAGGTTACATTAAGGCAAAAGGTATTGGATGGTTTAAAACAAGCAAAGGGAATGTTGGTGGTAAAGATACTGCCAAAATCGGTTATTGGAATTCAAACATCTCTCTTGATTTTGGTGGGTCAGGTAATGATATCTACTACACGTATAACGGTTCTGCATACAGTTTATGGGAAGTTATCAATAAGCACTTCTCAGACAGACGTTTGAAAGAAAATATCGTTGTTTGCGAGCACAAGGCTCTTGACTATATCCAGCAATTCCAATTCAAGGAATACGACTGGAAGAAGCAAGAGGATAGACCACAACAAGCACATACAAAGATTGGTTTGATTGCGCAGGAAGTTCAAGAGGTGGACCCTACGCTTGTCTATAAAAACGGAGATACTCTGAACCTGGATAATCTCAGATTGACCAATATCGCTCTCAAAGCCATTCAGGAGCTTGCTCTTGAAAATAAAAAATTAAAACACAGATTGGAGAAATTAGAAAATGAATGAACAAATCAGTAGTCTAGCGATTAAATCGCTGGGTGACAAATTCAGCAAAGAAGCTACTCAATCAGCTACGCTTGAAGCTCTCTACACAGTAACCGCTATGGAGCTTGAGCAAATGAAGCAGATTATTGAGTCTGACGAAGAACTCAAAGCAAAATTTGAAGAAGTGAAAGGAAAAATGACAAATGGCAATTAACAATTATGAACTAGCAAGTAAGCCTTATACACGAGGTTTTGGCGACAATATTAAGACCGTAGTCGAAATCCAGCTACAAGATGGTATTCGCTATAGCTCAAATATGCGACAGCTCGCAGGAGACCGTACAAGCGAATCAGACGACGTTTTGATTCAAGCGGTGTTGGATATCCTAAAAGCCGAGCTAGATCCAGGCAGCGCCATTGTAAAGGCGCAACAAGACTTGGTCATGGCTAAGAATAAACAAGATGAATTATCTAAAATTGTTAAACAACAACAAGAAACAAACATCCTCACTCAACGCATGATTAAAATCATGGTTCTAAATTCGGTAATGAGTGAGAACATTATGTACGGTACTATCTACAAGGATTTGGTTAGCTTGCTACCTGTTTTAAAACGTGGAGAAACCTATTTTGAGGAAGACTTGGTTACGATAGAAAACCCTGACCACGTCGAGCAAAACGGAGAAGGTAAACACGTAATCGTTCAGGTTAACCGTGAATTTGAATACACGGGTCAAACAATCAAGGAATTTGAAGGGGAAATGTCACGTAATGGCATTGTTGCAGTTTGGAGATGGGTTCCACCAAAAAGTAATGTAGACCATATTTAAGGAGGGTGTATGCGAGACTTACCACTACATGAACTTATTGAACATCTGAAGAATCTTTCATCTAGTCCTTACATCCATATCTTCTTTTGGCTAATGATCCTGGATATTGTCACAGGATATGTCAAGGCATTTAAAACCAAGCGATTTGATAGTAAGATTGGCACTATGGGATTGATTCGTCATTTCGTAGTATTTACGGTCATCCTGCTTGTTGCGATGTATGCTCGTTCGCTTGGTGTTCGTCCGCTAGGAATTACCTGGACGATGTTCTTCATTGCTAACTATCTGGGCTCTGTACTTGAGAATTGGGAAGCGATTGGATGGGCTTTCCCAGAGTTTTTAAAACCTTACATTAACCAAATCAAGAAAGACAATGCTAGAAAACTTGGTCAATTATTAGTAAACATTGACCAGAAAGAAAAATTTGACGAAAAGGAGAAATAACATGCAACAGATTACTGAATTTATTACTAACGGTGCTATCAGCATCCTTGTTATTTTAGCAGGGGTAGCAGTTAAGGCTATCAAGGAATACCTTATTAAAAAAGGTGGCGAACAGACGGTCAAGATTGTCGAAATCTTGGCCAAAAATGCGGTCAATGCCGTGGAGCAGGTCGCATCTGAAACTGGCTTTAAAGGCGAGGAAAAGTTGGAGCAAGCACGAATCAAAATTCGTGCTGAGTTAAATAAGTACAACATTAACATGACTGATCGTGACCTTGATACATTCGTTGAATCCGCAGTCAAGCAAATGAATGATGCGTGGAAAGGAAACGATACGAATGTCTAAAAAACAAGATATGATTAACGACCTCATCGCTCATGCGGATGCAGGGACTGGGGTAGATTACGATGGAATGTACGGCTACCAATGTGCAGATGTGACTTGCTACGGTATCTATGAATATTTCGGTATTCGTCTATGGGGTAATGCTATTGACTTGCTACGGTCCGCAGAAGCAGCAGGCTTACAAGTTGTTTACGGGGCTCAATATCCTAAGGCTGGATGGTTCTTTGTTAAGAACTTTGTGGCAGGAGATGGTGTGAACTATGGGCATACTGGCCTTGTCTATGAAGACTCTGACGGCTCTACAATCAAGACGATTGAGCAGAATATCGATGGCAACTGGGACTACCTCGACGTTGGTGGACCTTGTCGATATAATGAACGCTCAGTAAATTCAATCGTAGGTTATATCGTACCGCCTCAAGAAGACCAATCAGGCTGGAAGCATGATGACACTGGCTGGTGGTGGATTCGTAAAGATGGCTCTTACCCTACTTCAAAATTTGAAGCAGTCGACGGTAACTGGTTCTACTTCGATGAAAACGGCTATCTGTATGCTGACCAATGGCTACATCATACAGATGGGTGCTGGTATTGGTTCGACAATAACGGCTATATGGCCAATAGCGGTTGGAAGAAAATCAATGGCAAATGGTACTACTTCAATGCAGACGGTGCCATGCAGACTGGCTGGGTTAAATACTACGAGAAATGGTATTACCTGGATGCTCAAAATGGCGATATGAAATCAGACTGCTTCGTGCCATATAATGGTGGCTACTATCTCATGCTTGAAGATGGTCGATTGGCCGATAAAGAGTCATTTACTGTAGAGCCTGACGGGCTCATTACTACTAAATAAAAAATACAGAAAGGCTTTCAAAATTTAATTACACTTGACCCCCCCCCTCCTTTTCTGTGCTTTTTTTTTTTTTTTTTTTGGG